GTAGAACCAGCTGTTGCTGAATTGTTAGGAAACAATCCTTTTTCCACTACAGCATCATCAACAACAGTAACTGTAACAGAAAATAATCATGGAAGAACTTCAGGAGATACAGTAAGATTTAGAAATGTACAAGGAAGCCCTGGAGGTGTAGCTTTTACAGCCTACGAAAACTCTTCAGGTTTTAGTATAACAGTAACTACGACAGATAAATATACATTTACACTAGGCTCAACTCCTAGTATAACAGAAGAAGGAGGAGGACCAACTGTGTCTGCAGGACCAGTTACGATAACACCATGATTAGTAAAATTTGGAATTGGATAAAAAATAAATTTAAACCAGAAAAACAAGATCCACATCTTGTTTTGTATGAAGAGGTTAAAACAGAACCAGAAAAGTGGAAATGTGGGACACATAATAGATATAAAAAAAGTTGTCCTATTTGTAGAGAACTTGCAGGAGTAGCATAATGGCTGGATTAAGTGCATCAGGATTAAAAACACAAATAAAAAGTTACACTGAAACAGATTCAAATGTTTTAACAGATGCTGTTTTAGAAAATATAATTTTAAATGCACAATATAGAATTTTTAGAGATGTACCTATCGATGCGGATAGAAAACAACAAACAGGTGATTTAGTTGTAGGTCAAGAAACAATTAACGCTCCAGCAGGAGCTGTTTTTATTAGAGCTATTCAAGTCTATGATTCTACCTCAGCTACCACAGGAGCTAACACTTATTTAGAAAAAAAAGATATTACTTATCTACAAGAATATATATCATCAACAGAATCAGCTAAAAGAGGAAAGCCTAAATATTACGCTATGTTTGGCGGAGCTACGGGAGAGTCTGATACTACTTCTGGGAGAATGATGTTTGCCCCAGTTCCTGATCAAACTTATAAATTTAGAGTTCATTACAATGCAGCTCCTGCATTATTAGAGAATGATGATACTAATTACATTAGTCTTAACTTTCCAAATGGGCTATTATATTGTTGTTTATCAGAAGCATATAGTTTTTTAAAAGGTCCAATAGATATGTTGACACTATATGAAAATAAGTATAAACAAGAGGTACAGAAGTTTGCTAACGAGCAAGTTGGTAGAAGACGAAGAGATGACTATACTGATGGCGCTGTTCGTATTCCGGTAACTTCAGCAAACCCATAGGAGATAAATTATGGCAATATCATCGGCAATTTGTACAAGTTTCAAACAAGAAATTTTAGTGGGTACACACAATTTTACTGCTTCTAGTGGTGATACTTTTAAAATAGCTTTATATACAAGCTCTGCATCTTTAGGCGCGGGCACAACTGCTTTTTCAACTTCAAACGAAATTTCAAATACATCTGGATCTGCATATAGTTCAGGTGGTGCAACTTTAACAAGTGTTACACCAACAACATCTGGAACAACTGCATTTTGTGATTTTTCAGATGTAAGTTTTACCTCAGCATCTTTCACAGCAAATGGTGCATTAATTTATAACTCCTCTCAGTCTAACAAAGCTGTTGCTGTTATCGCTTTCGGTGGTGACAAAACAGTTTCTAGCGGAACATTTACAATTCAATTTCCAACAGCAGACGCAAGTAACGCAATCATTCGTATAGCGTAAGGAGGCCTTCCTTATGGCCAATACTTGGAATAGATCAGGCACAACCTGGGGTCAAGGACTTTGGGGTGAGCAAGATAGTAATTCAGTTAGTCTTACAGGTATATCAGCTAGTTTTTCTTTAGGAACTGTTGTTGCTTTTTCTGAACAAGGTTGGGGTAGAGATAATTGGGGAGAAGAACCTTGGGGTGAAAGTTTTGATCCTGTTATTTCAGTAACAGGTTTTGGTTTAACATCTTCTTTAGGTAATTCAGAACAATTTAATGAAACAGGTTGGGGAAGATTAACATGGGGAACTGCTGATTGGGGAGAGGGTGCTGATGAATTAGTAACTCCGAGTGGTGTAGAAGCAACATCTTCTTTAGGAACAGTCGTTCAAGGTATTGGTGTTCCTTTAGAAATGGTGCCTAATCCTCCAACAGGAGATCAACTTTTAAAATTTGCAACAGCTAGTGTTGGTCAGGTTACGGTAGGAATAGGTGCGGAGTTAACTGGATTACAATCAGAGTTTGCCACACCAACTTTATCTTATGCAGGAACTTTAGTTGGTTGGGGTAGAGATGCATGGGGAGATAACTCTTGGGGTGAATCTCCTAATCAAGTTATTACTTTAGTTGGAATAGATGCAACAGCGAGTGTAGGATCAATTTCTCCTGCAGATGCAGTTGGTTTATCTGGTCAAGAAGCAACTACAAATATTGGAAGTGTAACTTTTACAATTGACTCAACACCAGCGATTACTGGTCAAGTTGCTACAGGAGATGTAGGAACACTAGGTTTAGAGTTTGGTCCAGCCGGTGCTGTATCTGGAGTGGCTGCTACTTCAGGACTTGGTACATTAGGTTTAGAATTTGGTCCAGCTGGTGCTGTATCTGGAGTTTCAGCTACAATAAGTGTAGGTAGTTTAGAAATTGATGATTCACAGATACTTGATATTACAGGTGTTGAATCTACGTCTGCTATAGGATCTGTAGTTTTAGAGATAGGTGTTCCTTTAACAGGTATAGCGGGAACATCTGCAGTAGGTTCTTTATCTACAATAACTGATTTCACACAAGGTTTAACTTTGGATGCAGCTACAGCGTCGCCTGGAATACTTGGAATTGAAGCTTATGGAAATGTTGACACCGGTTCAAATTCATCATATAGTGACGCCTCAACAGGTTCAAATTCATCATTTTCTAATGTTGCAACTGGATCAAATACAAGTTATAGTGACGCTGCATAGGAGATAAAAATTATGGCATCTACATTCAGCCCTTTGGGTATAGAACTTCAAGCAACCGGTGAAAACGCTGGTACATGGGGGACGAAGACTAATACAAATTTACAACTTATAGAACAAATTACAGGTGGTTTTACAACACAAGCTGTATCAGATTCAGGAGATACAACTCTTTCAGTGTCAGACGGGTCAACTGGCGCAACTCTTGCTCACAGAGTAATAGAATTTACAGGGTCATTAACAGGATCTAGAAACGTTACTATTCCTTTAGATGTTCAAACTTTTTATGTATTAAAAAATTCTACAAGTGGATCACAAAACGTAGTTTTTAAATATGTTTCAGGATCAGGAGATAGTGTAACTCTTGCTCCAGGTGCAGTAAAAATGGTTTATGCCACAGCGAACGATGGCACTAACCCAGATATTGACGACACAGGATTTATAACTGCATCATCAACAGACACTTTAACAAATAAAACTTTAACTTCACCAAAAATTGGTACATCTATTTTAGATACTAATGGAAACGAATTAGCTTTATTAACGGCTACAAGTTCTGCAGTAAACGAATTTACAATAGCAAATGCAGCGACAGGTTCGGGACCAACTCTTTCATCTACAGGTGGTGACTCAAACGTAGATATTAACATTACTCCAAAAGGAACTGGAGATGTTGTTCTTGCAGGTGACACTGTAAAAGTTGGAGACAGTGGAGCAGCAGCTACATTAACTTCAAATGGTGCGGGCACACTTACAGTTACAACTGGAGGAACAGAAAATTTAATTTTAAGTACAAACTCAGGTACAAACTCAGGTACAATAACAATTACTGATGGGGCAGATGGAAACATTAACATTGCACCAAATGGAAATGGTGTTGTTCAAGCTGATGGTTCAGCAGTAAAAGTAGCAGGAAAAGAAACTATTTGGGTTCCTGCAATTTCAATGTATCCAAATACTACAAATGGAGCAGAAGCTGCTCAAGTAGAGTTATCTAATGGACCAGAATTAAAAGTTTTAGATTTTGATAAAGATTCTGATGAGTTTGCACAGTTTGCTGTTGCATTTCCTAAATCTTGGAATGAAGGCACAGTAACTTTTCAAGCATTTTTTACAGCTACTTCAACAGACACAGGAACTACAGCATGGGGATTATCAGCAGTAGCATTAGCTGATAATGGAGATTTAAATACAGCATTTGGAACACAAGTCGTTGCAACAGCAAAAGCACATAGTGGGACATCTAATGATTTAGATGTTGCAGCAGAAAGTGGAGCAGTAACTATAGCAGGCTCACCTAGCACAGATGAGTATGTGTTTTTTCAAGTATCAAGAGATGTATCAGCAGATGATTTAAACGCTGATGCAAGATTATTAGGGATCAAGTTATTCTTTACTACTGACGCTGCTAACGACGCATAATAGATAGGAGTTAAAAGTGACAGCATTTGGAACTAACATATTAGGTTTTGGAACTGGTGGTGCCCT